TCAATTGTAAATGTGGCAGGTCCTGCAATATAACCTGTGGTTGTAATATTACCAAATGTTGGTGTTGATGAAGTGGCAACATCTTGTCCTATTGATATTTCTCCACTCGATACAGTAACACCCGTACCACCAGAGATTGCTCCCTGTGCTCTTGCGTTTGTGAAATATAAATTTGATGAACCTTCTCCAATATCATCAGTATCAAGTGTGACTGAGCCTCCTAATGATACAGAGTTTGAATTAACTGTTAATGAACTATTGGTTAAACTGGTATTTGGTATGGAACCAATTTGAATAACTCCAGTACCTGAATCATAACTTAAACCGCCACCTGTAACAGATACAGAACCTCTTGCTCTTGCATTTGTAAAATAGGTATTAGTACTACCTTCACTGACATTATCAGTGGTAATACTACTTAAACTTGAATGTGTTACAGCACCTGACGCAAGATGGTCACTTGTGACTGCTCCAGTTCCTATAACATCTGATGTGATTTTTGTTAATGCCATTTATCTATTTATATTCCTGAGTTTTCGTTTGCAGCCTTTTTAGCTTCTTTTATTACATCTGTCCATACTGCACTTGCAATACCTTGAACCTCTGCTGATTCACCTGATATATCTGTATCTGTATGAGTCCAACTATCGTCATCATTCTTTACAGATAATACACAATCTAATGCGTGTCTATGAAAAGACCTTGAAAGCTCTACATCATCTTCTTTGATGACTGTAGCAGTACGAATTTGTAAACTTTTGTGTTCTCCGACGATTTCTATTTTATCTTCTATTATTTCTTTTGTTATTGCCATTCTATTTTCTCCTTTGTCCGTACCTAGAATCCACTAGGTATATTAGTTAAATTGTTATGAAGCTACATACCAAGTATTAAACATTAGTTTAGTTATGTCGGCATTTCCTGTTTGTAGCTGTTCAATTCCATTGGGTGCAACGAAATAAGCATAAGATACTGTTTTTTGTATATACCCACCAACTATTGCATCATTGTCTGTCCAACCTCCACTTTTATAAGCCAATGTAAAATCTCCATAAGATGTAGCAGTAAAAGGTAATCCACTTAAAATAATATAATTTCCACTTGTAATAGCTGCTATATTTATACTAGACATAAAACAAGTAACATGAACCATTCTTCCAATTTTTGTATAAAAAGCTGCGTCTACTGTAGCACTTGCAGCATTACCACCTAAACCTTGTATTACTGGAGTCCAAGTACCTTCTTCATAATCGTCAAGTAATTCTGAGGACATTGAACCAGAAGAATTAGCTGTAGCAGCAAAACTTATACCTCTGCCATTAGCCATAATGACATCAGCACCAGGAAGAATATCTCCTTGTGTAGTTATCTGCCCATCGGATTTGATACGCATTCTTTCATTTGGTCCAGTTCCAGAGCTTGTTGAAAATACTAATGCTCCTGTATTCCAGTTATTATCTGCACCAGAAGAAGATTTTTCTCCATGTAGGGTAGCATAAGTGTGATTATGATTTCCAAGAGCAGACTTTGCAGAAAAAGCTATTAATGGCGAAGGTGCTGAATTTGAGTTATTATTATTTGCCAATAATAACCCTGCAGCAGTACCTGTGCCTAATGCAGAACTAGAATGAGTAACTGCAATATTTGCATCTGCATCGAAGGTTAAAGAAGTACCTGACATATACGCTAATATTGAACCTTCTACTGCTAAATTTGTATTTAACTTAGCTGTAGGACTATCAGTTCCAATTCCAACGTTGCCAGCAGAAGTAATCCGCATTTTTTCTGTTGGATTAGTTCCACTTGCTCCACCGCTATTAGTATAGAAACTTAGAAGAGATTTAAACCCTGCATCGCCACCACCACTACTAGATGTTTGGTTTTCTATTACAGAATGAATGTGTGCATAGTTTCTTATGGCATTACCATAATCTCTACCTATAAAATTAATTCCAAAACCAAATCCATCATAGGGATTGGTTGCACTTGTTCCCCCATCAAGAGTTAAATTAGAAACAATAGTATTTCTACTACTATTAGCTCCTGCGATATGTAACTTTGTACCTGGAGTATCTGTTCCAATACCCACGTTGCCTGATGTATCTATGGTTACTATATCAGAGCCATTTGTATCTAATTTTAGTTTATCTGAGTCGCTATTATCTATTCTAAAAAAATAATCACGAACTCCTGTAATACCTAAACCTATTTTAGGGTCACCTCCAGAAGCTCCTGAAACATAACTCATTATTCTAGTGTTAGAAGTACCATCTGTGCCTGTATTTTTAACTAATAAATCTACGTTTCCACTCGCACTTAATTTTTCCACGTGCAAATTGTAAGCAGGCGAACTAGTACCAATACCCAAAGACTCCGCAGAAGCGTCCCAGAAGAACTTAGCCGTTGTGCCTGTGTCCTCGTAGAAGCTGATGTCGCCTGTGTCACGAGAAACAGAAAGTCGTTTAGTGTTAGTATTATTGCCTACTTTTAGGTAGAGTTGATTATCCCCACCATCATAAGTAAACTCCGCACCAACAATACCAGTTCCGCTCTCTCTTAAACGTAAACTAGCATCTTCATTTGCATCAGCTAAGACATCAACAATAGGAGTAGTAGTTTGAACAATCAAACCATCCATTGTGGCTGTACCTGTTACGTCTATGCCTGTGGCTGTGGTGGCTAGTTTTGCGGCGTTGTTATGAAATAGCGAAACTGCTCCACCATCTACCATCCACGCATAATCTTTTGTACCTGCTGCGTTTCTAAAATAAGTATTAGTAGCGTCAATTAATAAAGAACCAGCGCCGCTTTCTTTAATATTAGTATTAAAACCATCATGATAAATCTGTAAATCTGAACCTGTTCCAAAGATGGCTTTGTCATTGTCGCCAAAGTTTAAATCGCCTGTGAGTGTTCCTCCAGCTAAAGGTAATTTAGTAGCAATACTATTGGTAACGGTTGTGCTAAAGTTTGCATCATCACCAAGTGCTGCAGCTAATTCATTGAGTGTATTTAAAGCGTCAGGTGAACTATCAACTAATGCTGATATTTCTTGTTGAACAAAAGCAGTGGTCGCAGGAGCAGTTGTATTTGTTCCTGTACTTGCTGTTGTCAGAGTAATTTGGTCTGGTGTTATTACTCCATCTGCGATTAATTTTACTTTTGTTGCCATTTAACTATTTATATCCTTATTCTTCCTCAGTAGGTGATTCATCTGTTGCTATGCCATCATCAAGTAATGACATATCAACATGATTTTCTACATAAGTTTGTAACTCTGAATCACTCATATTTGATACATCTTCTTGTTCAGGTATACCAACAAAAATTACTACATCTCTATAAAATTCTTCATCTCTAGAATTTGTATCTACTCTTAAAGCATTTATTTGTGTGACCCTATTACCAGTTTGTACTTTATCAATATGTTTCCAACTTGCTGCCATTATTCCTCCATTATCTTGCGAATCCGTAATATATTGTTCCATTTAAATTAGCTGTATTTTGTCCACCAGCTGGTGTATTCTGTACAACTAATCTTCTTGTATTATAAGCTCCAGTACTGGTAAAACTAATTGTATGATAACTATTTCCACTATTACCTGATGCTGAATGTATAGTTTGTATACTCAGTCCTGTAAAGTGGTTCATTAATGATATATAAAAATGTTGTGATATCGCACCATTTCCTGAATAACCAAAATGTAATGCTGCCTCTACGAATTTCTGATAAGGCAGATAATTTGATGAAGTCCAGCTTTGAGCTGATGTTGAACTCGGCCAAGTAATATTTTCAGACTCTGATAGTACTCTTTGGTTATCAGAATATGATTGATTTCCACCATTTAGTTGTATTGTACTTGATGTAATACGCAATTTTTCTGCATTATTTAGTTTTAATTGAGCATTTCCAGTTGCATTAAAATTAAGAAGTACAGCTCCACCGCCATCTCCAATTTGAGTATGCCCTCTTACATCTAAAAATTGAGAAGGACTATTGGTGCCAATACCAACATTGCCTGTTCCTAAATCCATTGTCATAATGTTGTTTTGTACAAATGCATTTCCAGCATCATTTAAAGAACCAAATTTTAAAATACCACCATCAACGGCCACATTCATGTGTTTATCATCTGTACCACCACCGTAATCAACTAAATCTAAATGAGCGCCATTACCACCATTAATAACCATTCTTGCTCTATCATTTGTATCTTGTACTTGTAAAACAGTGGCTGCGCTATCTGTATAACTTGCCCATGAATTAGGACTAGTCGTTCCAATTCCAACATTGCCGTCTGCCGTAATTCGCATATGTTCAAATTGGCCACTTGCAGAACCTGCTGTACCATCTGATGTAGTCCAAAAATTTAAATAACCTCCCCAGGTTCCATCCCCTGTTGAGGTTTCTTTTCCTCCGCCAATACCACCAGTCTGATAATATAAATTATTAGTATTATTATAATAGGCACCAAAGGTTAAAAATCCTGCCTCTCCAGTGGTATTTGTATTTAAAAGATATAAATTTCCTGCACGACCTACTCCAGTAGAACCATGTGTAAAACTTTTAACAATTTGTTGTTGAGCACTAAAAGAGGGGGAAGTGACCGCACTTGCATCCCCTACCATTACATCTCCATTTACCTCTAATTTATAATCTGGATTATCAGTTCCGATACCAACATTACCTGATGAGTCAAATCTTACAGACTCGCTTCCATTTGGTATAAAGACTAAATCTTCAGAACCACCTGATAGAGTTTCAAAACGTGATTCACCTGTTGTGTTATAGATTAAAAGTTGTCTAGTATCAGAAGCTCCAAAGATTTCTAAAATACCACCATTGGTAGAATTAGATAATGTTAATGTAGTTCTACCTGAATTGATTTGTGGGGAAGATGTTCCGATACCAACATTTCCTAAAGCAGTTAATCCTTTATTAATATCAAATACATCGTTTGTTTCGTCCCATAGAATACTTGCACTTGAACCATCAATAATAATACCACTTCCACCTGAATTTGCCTCTGTTTGTCCGGCTCCAAGTGTTATGGTTTGGTCTGTGACATCTAAATCTGTGACATTATAAGAATTAATATCTCCAGTAATATCTAAATCACCAGTAACTGTAAGTGTACCTGTAACTGTTGCACCAGTAGAAGATGTAGTAATTTTAGTTAAATTGTCATATTGTAATGTAGCAGCACCATCAGCATTAAATATAGCCATATTTTCGCCAGTAGAAGAACGTAAACGTATGGCATTCGAGCCTTGAATTATTAAATCACCAGTTCCTGAATCAGTAATAAAACTATGAGCTCCACTATGATATATAGCTAAATCTGAACTATCACCTAATAGAATTTGTTCGTTATCTCCAAGCGTAATATTACCCTGAAGGTCAAATCCTCCTGATGTATCTAATAAACTACTTGGTATTTTTGTTAGTGCCATTTAACTATTTATCCCTCTAACTCGGTTATTCTTGCCTTTGCTGCATCTAATTCTGTTTTAAGTTCTTTTATTGCATGTAATATATGTGTTGTCCATTCTTTACTAAAATAATCTACTTGTTGTGCTTTTACATCTCCAACTTGTACATCAGGTAGGTACCCTTCATAATTATCAATATCTTCTTGAGTCCAAACTGCATCTTTTTCTCCATGCACAAACTCAGGAAATACTTCATTTATTTCATGAGCAATAAATCCTAACTCAGTTTTATCTGGTGTATCTACATGATTATAACTTATTGCTCGCAATTGAGTTATTTTATCTAGAGAACCTGTCAAATTGGCAACATTATTTTTTAATCTATAATCTGAAAAATTACCACCAGTATATCCTGAAGTACTTGCAAGAATTGTGCCACCACTTTGAGAACTATTATTAATCCTGTATTGGAATGCGGCTACTGTTCCACCTGAAGTTCTATTGTTTTGTAAAAATACTTCAGCTCCTGCACTATTATAGTTGAAAGTTTGAAATACTCTTCCTGTTGTCGCCAAGAAGCTCCACCCGTCATTTACATTAAAAGAGTGGCCTCCTGGCATATCCACGGTACCATTAGAATATAATCTTAACTTACCTGCTTCAGTAAATGTAGGCTCACCGTCGTTATTTATTTGAAAATCTGCATAATCAGTTGTTGCCGACCTAACCGCAATACCAAATCCAACTATACTTGGTCGTACAATTGATATACCTGGGTCTCCACTTGTTGAAGTTTCAAAGTTTGCAGTATATGCATCGGCTGTATTTGCAGTTTTTACTGTCAGTTTTCCTAAACCACTTAAATTCATTCTTTGAGCGCCAGTACATTCCCATATATGAGCAGTACCAGTTGAAGTGCCCCCTAAAGCTGAATTATACATTAAGCTGCTTTCACTAGCTCTTACCCAATTAGAAGAGTTTCCACCAAATAATCCACCCTGACTTCCTAAATATATACGAGTGTCAGATTCTGTAGGACTAAAATGTGAAATACCTGCACTTGATATTCTTAATCTTTCTTTTGCAGTATTAGTTTGGGCACCTGTTTGGTCGGGTGTAGTATAAAATGCTAATGCAGAAGGAGTATCATTAGCGTTCCAATCTGACTCTGCTGTAGCTGCAATTCCAGCTCCAAAAATACTTGGGCCTTCTGAAGAATCAAACCAAAGTGAGCCTATATCATAACCTTGTTGACTATCCCAAGGCACTGCTGAAGAAACTCCACTACTTTGACCTCCTCCTCTGATTCTAACTCTCGGCCCTCTGTTTGCTGTTCCCGTGTTTAAAAATTGAGCATCAAAATGTGTAGAGGTATCTCCGTGGACATAGGTTGTTGTAAAAAGATGGTTGTCTACACTTGATGTAAATGTTCTAGTACCTAATCCTCCCGGATGAACATTAAATACTTCACCTACTGCTTCTAATTCAACAGACCCGGCATTATCCATAAGTTCAATACCTCCGGTGCTATCTGTACTTTGAAATCGAGCAACCATATTATCTGTAGATGAATTTATGTGTAATCTTCGTATAGGGTCATCCGTACCTATACCAAATTTGCCTGATGAATCAAGTAAAAAACGAGTAGAAGCAGCTACGTTATCAAAATACAAAAGAGCATCATCTGAACCTCTGTGATAAAGTACTCCATGATTTACTCCACCATGTGCAAATCTTAAACCTGAATTTGCAGTAGATTCTGTAGTATGAGAACTATCTGCTCTTATCCAAGCCTCTCCAACATCATAAACATCAAGAGCATAGTCAGGACTATCAGTTCCGATACCAACGTTGCCAGTATTTTCAATATAAATACGATTTGTATTATTTGTTACTATTGCATGGTCGTGATTTGATAAAGTTCCTGATTTTGTATACGTTATGTTGTGGTCAACACCTGCAATATATTGTTTTGTTCCATCACTTGCTTGAAAGAAAGAATATGCACTACTTCCATTTGCGATACCTATGCCTGGTAACGCTGCAATTGATTGTGAACCAGAACCAACATGTAATCCCATTTGCGGATTACTCGTTCCAATTCCAACATTGCCGCCAGAAGAAACTCTCATTCTTTCTGTATAAACACCATCTTCTGCTGGTTGAATTATAAATGCACCATCTACAGTTGTTGGTGTCATTCCATCTGATTCAAAACCAATTCTACCATAACTATCTGGATTACCTGCTTGTCTATCTCCTCTAAAATCAATAAATGGTCCAAATCCATCTACAGGAGTTCCGGAAGAAGTTGCTTCTACTCGCATAACTTCTACTTCTGCATTTGTTGTAGCAGAATCAAGTGTTACATGTAGCCTATCTTGTGGATTATCTGTTCCGATACCAACATTGCCGCCTGAGGTAATACGCATACGTTCTTGAGCTGCACTTATTGAATAAAATCTTAATGCACCAGAACCATTACCATCAAAATCAATTCTGGGGTTTG